ATACGCCCGATGCATACATATTAGCATATGCTGATGGATACTTTTTAAATTTACGTTTAGCTGCTGCTTTGCCCTTTGCACATAGTTTAGCCATTATAATTCCTCCAATAAAATTACGTAATACTGAGTAGGCCCCTTTTTGTGCCTAACAATTCTTGTTTTAAATGATAGCCCGCTTTCTCGTAGGACATGGGCTATATCTTCATACTCAACTAACGTGTCAACTTTTGCTTCGCCTGTAGTGTCAAACTTACTTAGCGTTTTCAATAGCGACAGGTTCTGGTTGTTCGTAGGTTTGTTCTGCGTCGATGACGGTTGTTGGGTGCTCTTGCCCCCCGAGATTAATCGTAATTTTAACTCCTCCACTAGCGTCCTCCGTGTTTGTATTGTTAGTTTCTAGTCCACCCCATTTGACAGTAGACTTTATTAAATCGGCTTTAACCGCTGAAGAAGTTTCAGGACTGTGTATCATAGTCCAGCTTGTAGTTAGCAGTTCCTCTGCTTGTGCACGAGCTTTTAATTTAAAGGTCATACCTTTCTCAACAATCTCAGCTCTGTAAGATTCTACTTTCTTTAAGTAGACTTTATCTTTATTAAATAATACTAAGTCATCAACAGTAATGCGGTGTCTAGCTCTCAGCTCATCTAGAGATTCCCCCGAGCCTTCAAGTAACAATGCCATGTCAAAAGCTAATCGGTCAGACCACTTAGTGTGTTTTAACGGTAATGTGTCCATGAATTAAAAATAGTGTATCTAAAGGGGGATGTCAAGGTAAGTGCCCAAACTTTACATCTTGGTTTTTTGGCTCTTGTTATGAGAGGTTTACTTATATGGGGGGTAGGTTATATTACGCAGTCCGACTACCCTCCCTGTGCCATGTATAAAATTTATTATCTAATATATTAAAGCTCTACAAGTCAATGTTTTAGCCGACGAGAAATTTATTTTAAATGTGTCAAGGTTTAATCATGGAAAGCACAAGCTGACCAGTAATAAAATCATAGGAGAAAAACTATGGAAATTGTAAAAGCAATAAATAAAGTCAGACTGTATGTAGGTCTGCAAGGTGGGACTGAGAAAGTTCTTAGACTTACCGACAGCAAACAATGGGCTGAAGCCAACTGGTTTAACCCGTCAGATGCAAAGGGAATACTTGACCACGTTATGAAAATAACTGGAAAAGGTGGAAGCCACGAGGGCATGAAGTTCGACAGTATATACACTGAAGAGCTTGAGAAAAACAAAGGAGAAGTCTACGTTGGCTACTTCAAAGGTAAAATCGGGAGAGGTATCCAAATACGAAGAGCCTCAACTGGAACCAATGAAGAGCTAGGTTCAGCAGGGAAAGCTGGAGAAGTAGACATAATCTAACTAACCAAACCCCCCCTCGAAAGAGGGGGGAGGAGTAAAACAAATGATATACATATATTATTTAGATGTAAACTATGACACACAAGAAGCATGGATACATAAAAGTGAATATCAAGAGTGGCTAAAAGAAATACAACCACTAGTGATATACGGAAAAAGAGTAGTATCATACTAACAATCCTACCAACTGACCCTCACTCAATCGAGTGGGGGTTTCTTTTTGTCTACCAAATCGTTTACGATTTGATTATATCATAACTTTACATACATATCATTAACTTTACATACATACACATAGATATATAATCAATAGGTTCTAGAATGTCGGAAGGTTAAAGTAGTATATTATATATAAACCATTGGTCGGTAGGTTCTGGCACGTCTAGAGCAACTATCTAGTCTATCTAGATGTAAGTTTACGCAACCTTACATGTTTTAGATAGGTAAACCTTACATAAATAACCTTACAATCCCTTAGTTTACACCATATGTAGGGCAGTATGTTATCCATAACTATCTAAACTATCTAGACTATATAGTTTTTTTTGTATAATACCCTTTCACGTGAGACTATCTCTAAGATATCTTCAATTTCGGAGCGACTTATAACCCCTAAAAAACTAGATAAACTAGATAGTTAATGCTAACCTATTGATAAACAACAAGTTTTACTATCTAAATACAACCCCATTAAGATAACTTTACATAGATACCTAAAGATACTATGGCGACGAGAAAAAATTTTTTGATGTGTCAAGGTTTTGGCATGGCAAGGGATTTCCCCTTGTTGTTAACTATCGCCCTATTGGGGCAGGATAAACACTATGAACGACAAAGTAAAAGAGTATGTAAGGTGGGATAAAGTTACCAAGAAAGGTAATCCCGAAAAAGGCATTACGGCAGGGGCATTGCACTTGACCATCAAAGAGTGCCATAAAGACCACCCTAAAGCAATGTGTACGGATAACGTACAAGCCATTGTTGATAAGGGTATGAGTGCCATAGGTAAACGATTAGGCAATAGAGAAATTATGGCTATTGACTTCTATCAAAAACCTTCTGAGGCACATTCTGAGGGCAAAGTATGGTCAATCCCTAGAGGCAAGTATAGAGGTAAAGAGTTATATCTTGCCTTTCAACTTCCTGAAGGGGTTAAAGGCTCTAATGGGACTACTAGCGACTTCGACTTTGATGACCTAGTATAACCTAACTAACGCTATCGGGGACAGCTGATGTCCCCTTTAGTACAACACATTGAGGTAAACATTATGAACGAAATTAAATACTATCCACTAGACTTAGACCCATTTGCAAGGGCTCATGTGGTTTTAAATGGCAATACCGTGCTATTTGAAGACCATATGGGGCATAGATTTGCAGTAAGCTCTAAGCGATTACGTAGACTATGGTACTGTCAATATAGATTATTTTGGGACTGTGTTAGTCACTACATTGAGGTCACTTGGAATGACGACCCTAGATAAACATTTAACAACACATTGAGGTAAACACTATGAGTAAATGTAAGTTATGTAATGCTAATGTACACCCTAAGAGAGTAGCATTAGGTTATGACACATGCCTATCATGTGGTGAGGTTGAGGCACGTAATCGTAAGTTTACAGTAGTGCCTATGCACAAGTCTAACTACATTGTGGTTAGCAATAAAGAAGATTTAAAAGGTATTAATAACAAAGGAGGTAAGCATGGATAATATGCAAAAGGTTGATGTTCACATAGTATGCCTAGAGCCTAAGTCAAGGTTAGTGTATATGTATTGGAACACTAGGTTATACCTTACAGAAGATTGGTCATCAGCTGACCAAGTAGAGGTAGTTAAAGCCTTTCTAAAATCAAAAGGTCACAGTACCACTTGTACATGGGAGGTTGTAGACGGATTAACTGAAAGGCATAATGAAACGATTAGTCTATGAGTTATGAACATAGGCACATGGGATAGATAGATGGCGTAACACCTGTAAATAACTTGCAAGTTATCTATCTATCCTCAATGAATTAACAAGGTGTATTGTGGTTTTAGTTGCAACACGAATACTTAATGAGGACTAAATTCAAGTGCGTACCAAATCCTCGCCTTAATGAATTGCCTAGTGGCTTAATGGCAAAGCAACTGACTGTTAATCAGAAGATTACAGGTTCGAGTCCTGTCTAGGCAGTAATGAATTACCTAGTGATAGGTAATGGGATAGATAGTGGCAAAGTAGGGTATAATAAATATACGGATTTAATTCCAAAATCCCACGCCTATCTATCCTCAATAAATTGAACGAGAGGTTAAAGTATGAACAACAGTAAGAAGATAGGGCAACAGCTTAACAACCACATGTTTGGTAAGACAGGTCGGAAGGTCAACAACGAGAGGACTAAGAGA